CTCGAAAATCCCCAGACCCCGCTTTCGTTCCCGTCTGAGTGGCTTCTCGACATTTTCAACGGCGGCCGCACGGACTCCGGCATCCGCGTCTCGCAGATGTCGGCCCTGCAATCGACGACGGTATATGCCTGCGTTCAATTGATCTCGAACGGCTTTGCCATGCTGGACGCCAAAATATTCGAGCGCGTGACCCATGGCGACGGCCGCGTCGCGCGCCGGATCGCGCACGAGCACGATTACTTCGAAATGCTCGAAATCGAACCGAACCCGGAAATGTCGAGCTATACCTTCCGCAACACGCTACAGGCCCACGCCTTGCTCTGGGGAAATCTGTTCGCCGAGATCCAGCGCGACCGATCGGGAAAGGTCATTGCCATCTGGCCGCGCAATCCCGCGCGCATCAAGCTTCATCGTGCGATCGATCCGATCAAGACAAACACTTCGGACGGAATACCCCTGACCATTCAGCCCGGCCAGATGGTCTATTTGACGACCGAGGGCATGGAGACGGAAAGCATCGACCCGGAATCGCCGACGCCCGACCCCCAGGGATATAGGTCCCAGCGCGCGATCGCGCCCGAGGACATGATTCATATTCCGGGCCTGGCGCTCGATGGCCGCGTCGGCCAGGACGTTATCCAGCTCGCCCGCAATGCCGTGGGTGTGGCCCTGGCGACCGAGAAATTCGGAGGCAAATTCTTCGCCAATGGCGCCCTGGGCTATGGGGTCTTTGAAATGCCCGGAACGCTGGCGCCCGAAGATCTGGCGAAATGGAAGCAGGAATATCAGGAGTCCTGGGGCGGCGAGAATTCGCAGCGGCCGCTAATTCTTGACGGCGGCGTCAAATACACCCCGACGTCCACCAAGCCCAATGAGGGGCAATTCCTCGAAACCCGCGAGTTCCAGGTCGCCGAAATCTGCCGCGTTTTTCGCGTTCCGCCTCACATGGTTGCCGATAGCGGGAAACAGAACCGCGCCAATACAGAGCAAATTGCGCTCGAGTTCGTGACCTTTACCCTGCGCCCCTGGCTTAAGGCCTGGGAACAGGAGCTAAAGCGGAAGCTCTTTCCCACGCCCAACGTCGGGCGCCATGCCGGCCGCTATTGGGGCGTTCTCTTCGATACCCGGCCGATCGTCATGCCGGCGGCGAACGATTTGCGCCAATTCATCCAGGCAATGATCCAGTGGGGCGTCATGTCGCAGAACGATGCGCGTGAGTGGCTGCAGCTCAATCCGCTTGATGATCCCGCGGCGGATGCGACGTGGATGCAGATCAATATGGCGCCCATGGACCAGATCATGGCGAATCCCGCGCTGCCTTCGGCCGAGGAAGCTCAAAACCAGGGCGAAAACGATGCCAATGATGATGATCAGGAAAAGACGCCTGCCAAAAAGGGAAAAAAGAAACGCGCGGATGTCCTCATTTCGCGGCTTTCACGCTCCTATTCGCGCCTATTCCGCGATGCTTTCGGCCGGATTTCCGTCCGCTCTGAGGTGGATATACCAGCATTCAGGCGGGCTTTTATGCCGGTCCTGATGACGATCGGCGAGGACGTCGAGCAATTTGCGGCCAAGCAATTCGGTGCCGACGCGAGCCCTGACGCGCTCGAAAACTCGAAGTTCCTCGCCGATTACCTCCAAGGCATGCACGAACGATCGCGGCGGGAGCAATGGGCGTCGGCCAATGGCCACTCCGCCGAGATATCCGATCGCGAGCTCGCTCGCGCCATCCGGGCCCTGACAGTTGAGATTTATCGCGAGGTCGCCACGCGCCGCGCGAAACAAATTACCGAGGTGCACTCATGATTCACGAACGTCGTTTTGTAAAAGGCGCCGAAATCCGGGCCAAGAAAAAGGGCAGCGGAGACAATGCGACGCCCGCGATCGAAGGTTACGCCGCGGTATTTGGCGAAGACTATGTGCTCTATGAGTCGAAGTCGTTTCGGATGGTTGAGCGGATCAAGCCTGGCGCCTTCACGCGCGCGCTCGAGGAAAATCAGGACGTCCGTTGCCTTTTCAATCACGACGCCGACAATGTGCTCGGCCGCACGGCCAACAATACCCTGACGATGAAGCAGGACGATAAAGGTCTCCAGTTCGAAAACGACCTCGACTCCCGCACGCGCGTCGCCCAGGACGTTCACTGCTTCGTGGATCGCGGCGACGTCACCGGTTGCAGCTTCGCCTTTACGGTCCGGAAACAGACCTGGACGGAGCAAGAGGATGATGGTTTCACACTCTATCTCCGCGAGATCGAGGACCTCGATCTGTTCGACGTCGGTCCCGTCACCTATCCCGCCTACACCGGAACGACCGTCGGCGCCAGGGCGCACGCGCATTTAAGCGCGGAACTGCGGTCCGCCCCATGGGCGCAGGAATTGCCGGCGGAGATCCGCAGCAAGCTCATGGACCGGGCAAAGAAGGAAGACAAAGAATGCGACTGCCGTTGCGTGGCCTGCGCCCGCGATAACGATTGCAGCGGATGCTCCGACCACATGGTCGATTGCGGCGACGAAGAGAATTGCGATCATAGCCGGGCCAAGACCCCTCCGGCCGAAGACGCTGGCCTCGATCGCCAGAAAGCCGAAGCCGAAGTGGACGAGCGCATGCGCCGCCACGGCATCAAGATCGTCGCCTGATTCCACAACAAGTTTCGCCCTTTCCTGCGTGCCGGATGCGGCTCGGCGTGATAGCCGAAGCGCGGAGGAGGGCCAACGCACGACACGCGGCCGGAGGCCTCGCGTTGGTGTGTGTAGGTCCGCAACAAAATCAATTTAGGAGAATTCCGTGAAACCAAAATTGAAAATGCGGGAACGCCGGTCCATTCGCCGATATCACGAAACATTCGGCGGGACCCTGCAGCTTTCCGTGATTTCTTTCCGCTTGTTTTCGTTCATCCTGCCGGTAGTGGCTTTTGCCGGCCTGAGTGCGTTCGCCATGGCGCACACGCAGTCCACCCACTTCTTCGGAGGGCACCATCTCCCGGTCATGCTTGGCAGCCTGGTCGAGATTCGGGCGCTCAATGACAAAATCGCCCGGCTGAATGAAGGCGAGCTCCAGCCCAAACGCATCAAGCTTCGTGACGCCAAAACGAAGGAAGATATCGCAGCGGCGAAAGTCGAGATCGACAAGGTACTAGACGATATCGACACATTGACCGCGCAGCGCGATGCGCTTCAAACCGACCTGAACCGGGAAACCCGCATGAATGCAGTCGACCCCAGCGGCCGACGCGAAGATCCCATCAACCCCAAGGGCAACGACAAAATGTCCTTGATCGGGGCATACAACCGGTCCCTGAAGCGTCACGGCGTCGCTGTTTTGCGAGACGGCCGCGGCGAATTGACAGTCCGCAACTATGCGCTCGAAAAGGTTGGCGACAATGTGCGCAACGTGATCGAGGAAATGGAAGAGCGGTACTGGGAGGCTTTCCGCAACTATTCCATCGCTTTGCGCCAGGGCGATTCCGGCCTTTGCCCGGCAGAAGACCGCGCCATCATCCTGGGACAGAACGAAGAGTTCCGAGCGATCTGCGTTGGCGGCGGCCAATACAAGATTTCGGACAAGGAACGCCGCGACATGGGCATCGGCACCAATACCCTGGGCGGCTATTTCGTACCCCGCGGCTTCGTCTATGAAGTCGAAGAGGCGATGAAATGGTACGGTTCCATGCTCGAATCCTCCGAGATCATGGACACCGCAACCGGCCAACCCCTGCCCTATCCGACCGACAATGACACGACCAATACCGGCCAGCTGGTCGGGGAAGGTCAGCAGGTCGCAGAGAACGACGTGACGCTGGGCAACATCATCTTCGGCGCCGAGAAATTCAGCACGAAGATGGTCAAAGTGTCGATCGAATTGCTGCAGGACTCGGCCTTCGCAATCGGGCCTTACCTGCGGAAGAAGTTCGCTATCCGCCTCGGCCGCATCCTCAATACCAAGTTCACCCTGGGCAACGGCAATTCCGCGAACCCGGTTGAACCCACTGGATTGATCACCGCGGTCGTCGCCAACTGCGCAGCAGCCCAGCTTGCCAGCGCGGGCGTCGCTTATGGCACCGCTCTACTGGCAGCCGGCGCCAGCGGCAACGATGGCGGCGCTGAAACCGGCGGTACCTCGATCGGTTCTCAGGATTTGACCGACCTCGAGCATACCGTCGATCCGTCCTACCGGGCGGGTGCGTCCTACATGTTCCACGATCAGACGCTGCGCGTCATCAAACGGCTGCTCGATAAATTCGGCCATCCGCTCTGGAAACAGAGCATGGCGGCCGGCGAGCCGGACCGCATCAATGGCTATCCATATTGGATCAACAACGATATGGCCACCATCGCGCTCAATGCCAAGACCGTCACTTTCGGCGACCACAAGAAATACCTGATCCGCCGCGTGAAGGAATTGGGCGTGATCACCCTGCAGGAGCGTTTCGCGGATTACGGCCAGGTTGCATACCTGGGCTTTGCCCGCTATGACGGCAACCTGCTCGATGCCGGCACTCACCCGGTCTGCTATTTGCAGCAGGCGGCCGCCTAACCTAAGCGATTTTCCGGTCCGGTGATGAGCCGGGCCGGAAGCGCTTCCCAATTTCAGCACCAGGAGATCAATTCCCATGACACAAATTACTAATCCGCAACCAGATCCACTGGTTCCCTCGACGTCGCCCGACGTCGATACCATCCTCGGGGAAGCCGCAAATCTTCCCTTTCAGTACGAGGTCCTGACTGGCACGACCGACGTCATCCAAGGCGGCGGCGGAGGCCTCGCTGCCGTTCCCGGCGGCGCCGCAGCTCCCATCTGCGGGACCTCGTTCATTGAAACTGCCGGCGTTAATGCCACCACTCTCGCGGCTCCTGTCGCTGGAGCACCCGCGGCCGGCGGCAACGACGGTCTTGAAATCACGATCGTGGATAACAGCGGGCACGCCCACACCGTGACCGCTCCCGCAAACACGATCGTCCCGGCTCACCACTTGATCACGTTCAATGGCACCAGGGGTAGCTTCGTATCTCTGGTCGCGCGCAATGGCGTGTGGATTCCGCTCGCCAGCGCCGGCGTGACCATCACGTAGTCAAATAGAGCTGTAAGGAGAGCCTTTATGGTCTTCAATCGCAGCTTTCAGCTCCGCTCGGGCCATCCGCAACAAAAGCGGGCGGCCCAGCGGACTAGATTTAAGCGCCCAGGGCGGAATTTTCGTCCGCTCAAGGGCGAGCAGCTCCGTTTCGATTTCGAGGCCGCCGAAATCCGCCCTGCGATCGAGACCTTCGAGGAGGCGCAGCAGTTGACCTTTCCGATTGCGCCACCGACCGAAGACTATTTGTTTGAAGAGTTCCAAAGGCTATTCCCGGAGGGCTAGATGAGGAAAAATGCCGACGGTACAGTGACCGTCAAGATTCGCGAGACCGGCCAGGTCCTCGACATGGTGCCGGACGTCGCTAGCGCCATGCTTGCGAGCAAATATGCGACGCAGCCCGAATCCGCCATGGCTGAGCCGATAGCCGAGCGTGCAGATGCGCCGGCCCAGGCAGGTGCTTCGAAGAAACCGTTCTTTGCCCGGCGCCGGAAATAAATCGTGGGATATATCGTCGAAGAAATCGCGCCGCTGGCCGAGCCGATCACGCTCACCGATGCGAAGAACTATTTGAAGGTTCCGCTGACGGTGACGGCTGACGACCAGCTCATCCAGGACTGTATCCAGAGCGCGCGCGAAGAGGTGGAAGGATTCACCGGCCGGAGCATTGTCAATAAGGGCTACCGCCAGTCGCTCGATTCCTTCCCTTATTTCGTCGATAGCGTCATGTCCCAGATGGCCTACCCGCCGTCTTACTACTCGCTGCCACGCTATTCGACGACCCTGTGGAATTACTCACAGATGATAAAGCTGCTGCGGGGACCGCTGGTCGCGGTGTCGAGCATCAGCTATTCGGACAGCGTTACCGGCGAGATCGACTCTCTCTATCCTGCGCTTTTCAACTGGACGGCGCTGACCGTGGTCCCGCTCGGCTACCAGATCGAAGATCCGAACGGAAATCTTCAGGTCGTCTCGGCAGTGGCCGAAAGCGACGAGGACAGCACCTCCATGACCGGCGCGACCGAGCCGGATCCGTGGGCTTCGGTCAAGGGACAGACCACACAAGATGGCGGCGTCACATGGACCTGCCAAGGGCCGGTTCCGGACACCGGCGACTTCATTTATGACCGCGACAGCATGCCGCCCCGAATCTTTCCTCTCGCCGGCGCAACCTGGCCGCCCGTTCTCTATGTTCCGAATGCCGTGCAAATTCACTTTACGGCCGGATACGGGAACGACGGGAAATCGGCGCCCGCTGCCTTGCGAAAGGCAATTCGCCAGCTGATGTGGGACGCCTATTACAACCGCGAGCCCGTATCGTCCGGAACGATTGCACAAAATCCCGGTCTATTCCGCGCCCTGTGGCGCTGGAAAATGCCGAGCCTTGCCGCCACGCGCGGATAACTCACCCTGGAGAAAACACAATGAACCTGCTCAGAAAAGCTGCTTCGCTGGCTTTAATCACTGTCCTCATGCTGGCGCCGGCGTTTGCCACGCAAACGCCCCTCACCGTTCAGCAATTGAAGCTGAATAACTATGCCGTCAGCCCCGGCGACCTAACGCTGACCTTTACGGCCTGCGATGCCTCCAACGGCAATTCCTTCCTCTTTACCGGCTATGAGATCGTGATTGTCAAAAACACCGACACCTCGGCGCACACCTTCACCATCTCGAGCGTTCCCGACCAGCTCGGCCGATCGGATACCACCCTCACCGGATATTCCGTCGCAGCCAGCGCAAGCTCGATCATCGAAATGAAGTACACGACTGGATGGATTCAGTCCGGCGGGACGGCTTATATGTCCTGCAGCAGCAATTTGATCTCGTTTGCCGTCGTTCGCTTCCAGTAAAAATGCCTCTCTCCCGATTAAGCGGCCGCCTGCCGGGGCCTGGGCAATATACCAACCGCGCGCAAATGTCCCGGCAGATCACTTTGCTGTCGCCAAGTCCCCGAGGTGGCGACGGCAGCGGAGGCGCGCCCTCCCCCGCCTTCGTCTCCTGGGCGGCCATTCGGTCCCTTGCCGGGGACGAGCTCGACAAGGCGCAGCAAATTGCCCAGGACGTCTCCCACCTGGTCGTCGTTCCCTATCAACCAGGAATCCAGGGCAATTGGCAGATTCAGTTCGAAAACCGGATCTTCCAGATCAAGGCGATCGAGGACCCCGACGAAATGCATTGGGAGCTCAGAATTTATTGCGCGGAAATCGGCCAGAGCGCCGGCCAGCAGGCGTAGAGGAACAAAACTTATGTTTGTTGCGCACAGATTCATTTCCACGGTGCCGCCGGCCGGCAACAATGGCGACGTTCAAACCTCGAACTGGAACGATATCCACCAGTCGGGATTCGTGCCCACCGCATACAACGCGAGCGGCGTCGTTCCGGCGACCATCAATTACATTCGCGCGACGGGCGGGTCGGGCGGCATCGCCTTGCAGCTCACCTCGGGGAGCCAGGTCTTCAACGGCCCCACTGGAGAATTCACGCTCTGCCAGGCCTATTTCGCCAAGAAAGTGGACGCCGGCGCCGGAGCGATCACGTTTACCGATTCGCAAGGCGCGCTAATCGAAAATGCGAGCTCCTACGAGCTCACGCAACAAGGGCAATGGGCGCTGTTCATCTGGAATGGCACCACCTGGGACGTTTTCGGAGGAATGGCAGCATGAGGAAATGGAAAAGAATTCTCGCAGCTCTCGCGATACTTTGCGGCGCCGCGATCGCGCAAACGCCGGGCGTATCGACCATCCTTCATTCCGGCGCCACGCTGCCATCGGGCGCGAAGCAATACAGCGTATTTGTCCTGACGACGGGATCGCAACCGCAGGTCTATATTTGCAATGCGAATCCCTGCACCAGCTCCGGCCAGTGGGTCACCGATGCCAGCGGCGGGACGTGCTCGGCTTCGTGCGCAAATCTGGCACTGAGCAATCTGGCGGCGGTCGCCATCAATACGGGGTTATATTCGGCGAGCGGCGTTGATCTGACGCTCGGCGGCGCGACCGGTACAAGCGGCGGCACCAATCCCTCAAACGTCATCATCCAAGCTGGACAGTTTTGGCCAGGCAGCTCGCAAAATGGCGCTCACGTCGCCATCGTCGGTGGCGCTGCTGGCTCCGGAATAGGTGGAGCGGTCACGATTACCGGCGGGGGAACGTCGAACGGCGGGACCACCGGCGGCGTTTCTATTTCGAGCGGCGTGCCCTCCGGGTCCAACTCCTCGAGCGGCGGCATTTCCATCTATACAGCCAGCCCAACCGGGACCGGGAATTCTGGGAATATCAACATCTCGGTGCCTGCGGGCGGCACCGCGGATGGGCAGGTTCAGTTGAGCAACGCTAACGCCAGCGTGATCATTGGCAACACTTCTCCGAGCAGCCATGGCGAAATTGATTTCAATAACGATCTCTCGCTGAATCCCGGAATCATCAAGCTGAGCGGCATGCCCTTCAGCTACAGCTTCGACAACTATTGGGACTTTGATCTCTCCACGAGCCGTCCCAAAAATATGTATGTCGGGACGGGGATCTTCATCGGCGGGACCACCTATGAGCTCACCGGCATCACCAGCACCTCAAGCGGTCCGGTGATGACGGTGCAGTATGTAACCGGCTCGAATGCGCCGCTTTGCACCTCGGGCGACGGCACGCTTCGGATTACGACCTCAACTTGCCCGGATTTCCCCACTGTCACGGGAAGCCTTTTCAATGGCGACTACACTTATGTGACGGGATCGAACTCGATCGGCGACTCCGGAGTACTCGCGGGCCCCTACACTTGCCAATTCACCACGTTTCCCACGACGAGCGGAACCGGCGATGCGCTCTCTGGTACAGCGAATAAAGCCACAATCTGGAAGTTTTTTTTGCAGGCCCCCTGCACGACGTACGGCGCGACCTATTTCGTCGGCACGGCTGAATCGAGCAGCACATATAACTATGATCTCGCTCTGTTCAATGGCGCCGGCACCTTGTATGCGCACACCGGACCGCTTCACGGAAGCGTCTTTTCCCCATCGACCGGTATCCACGACGTCAGCTGGACCTCGTCCGCCATCCTGCAGCCCGGAATCATTTATCTCGGCCTGACCAGCTCCTGCACCTCGAGTTGCGCAACCCTGGGCGGCGCCTCCGGGAATGCGATTTCGCGGGAAAGCAACCAGATCGTCTCAATCCCGACGGGCGGCACTTTCACCGGCGTTGGCAGCATCAGCGTGCCCGGCGATTCCATTACGGGAACAGCCAATTCGCCGGCCGTCGTCATTCGATGATTTTCCTGGCTAAAGAATTTTGCGAGAAGCATCCGCTCTGGGCGTTTTTGGCGGTATTTCTGCTCTGCGTTCTCGTTTTTCGGTTCTGAATCGTGATCTATCAAGGCTTGTATCAGATGCTGGCAGCGAATGCCGCGGTGACCGGGCAGCTGCCGGTGCCGGAGCCGCCGAATTCTGGTTTCGCGATTTATTTCGGAGCCGCCGGCAAGACCCCAGGGCAGCGCTTTGTCGTAATCAATGTGCTCAATGCACCGCCCGCGGCGACCACCCTCGATGGCAGCAGCGCATTAAAAGCGGGCGAGCTCCAGCTCGATTCCTACGCCGAAAATCAGATCGCAGCGCGAAAGCTGTCGGATGCGGTCCGCGATACGTTCAAGGACTATGGCGGCGTGCTCGGCGACGGAACGACCATTCAATTTACGGAAGTCACCGTCGATCGTGACGCCGGCTATGAGGTCGGGGGCACCGGCTACGTTTACCGGACCATGGTGCGCATGACCGCGATGTACACCGAGGCCCAGCAATGAGCCCGGCTTCGCAGGCCTATCCCGGCTATGGCTCAAGGCTGATGTATTCCCTGGACGGCGTCAATTACACGCCCGTCGCCCAGCTGCAGAGGATTCAGCCCAGCGGCTCGAAGCAGGCCATGGTCGACCAGACCAACCTGCGAACTGCCGATAATTTCACGCGCGTCCTCGCCGCGGTGGTCGACGCCGGCGAAATAGAGTTCACAGGCGTATATAGCGGCGTCAATTCACAGGTCGCCCTGGGCCTCTTCCACGGCGCAATGACACTCGTGCACTGGCGCATTCTGCTCAGTGACGGCACGATGTACGGCTTCGACGCCTATTTAAGCCAGTTCAAACCCTGGGGGATTGTCTACAACAAGATGGTCCCATTCTCCGGAACCTTGCGCATCAATGGCGGCATCGAAAGCCCACTTTCGGGCTTCCAGCCCACCGGATTCCAGGCCAGCGGTTTCCAGATCGTTCTGATTTAACCCCAAGGAGGATTTCTCACCATGACAACCACTGCCATTCCGGGCTACGGCGGCCATCTAGCCAACGGCGGCGCGACCGGCGCTGCTTACACCAATGTCGCCCAGCTGCGGCGCTTCAACTTCGGTGGCCTCAAAGTCGAATTTGAGGACATCACCAACCTCGATTCGCCCGCGCCAGGCGGCGCCGTTTTCAAAGAATGGCTCAAGACGCTCGTCGACGGCGGCAGCATCCAGTTCGACGGCGTACTCAATCCCGCCGATCCATCCACCCAGGCGTTGATGACCAATCTTTCGTCCGCGCCGGCGAATGCCCTCAACTATTGGAAGATCACGCTCAGCGGCGGATCGCCGACCACAATGGTCTTCCAGGGGTACGTCGAGGAATTCAAAGTAGGGGACGAATACAACAAGGCCGTTCCCTTCAGTGGCTCGATCAAAATTGTTGGTCCTGTCACGGTCAATTGGTAAGCTGCTGATGCAAGCACACTTGCATCGAGGAGGCTTTCTGATGAGATCGATCCTTGTCGCGTTCCTCTTGGGGATTGTTGGCATTGCGGGAGCACAGAGCAAACCGCCCGCTGCTCCCGCAGCGGCGCCGGCCGACGTATCCGTGACGCCGGCCGCGCCGCCTCCCTACAAGCTCACCGAATTGCAAATGGCCCGGCTCGACGCCGCCCGGCAGAAAGTTTTTCGCTGGGAGGACCGCACGCAGGACGCCCTGAATGAATTCAGCGCCTTGTGCACCCAGGCCCAGCAGGAAAACCACTGGCCTCCGGTCAACTGTGGCCTTAACGATTTATCCATAACCAGCGTCGCGCCCCCGCCGGTAGCCAAGCCTGCGGCGCCAGCGGCTCCCCCGAAAAAATGAACGACATATTGAGCCAAGAAATTACCGGGAAGGCCGACCGCATTGTGATCGCGGGCCGCGTGTGCACGTTCAGCTATCCCATGCACAACACGATTCTCTACAAGCAACTGACGGGCGAATCGCTGTTCAACGTGGAAAGCTGGAATAAGATCTCCTTCGAGGAGAACTATAAGTGCTGGATGGCCTGCGTCTGGGCAGGAATGCACGAGCAGCTGCCTCCCGACGCCGAGCATCCCGAGCCGTACTGGAAGGCGCCTTTTTCATTTGCGGAGCTCGAGCCGCTGATCGACATGAGCAACGCGCCCGACGTCCATCTGGCCATGTTCGCTTCGCTCACCCGCTGGATGCCGAAAAAGAAGAAGCCCGCGAGCACCGCAGAAGAGCAAAAAAAAACGGCACCGGCGTCAGCTCCCGAGGCGACCGCTACTCCGACCTTGGAATGCTCTGGGCCCGCGTCCGCGTCTATTTCGGATTCGACCGGGTTCTCTTCCTAGCCACGTCGCCGCGCGAGATTGACATGCTTTTTGACGTCGAGAGCGATCGGCGTCGCGAGCGCTGGCTGCATACGGCGCAAATATCCTTGTTGCAGGCCCGCGGTACTTTACACCGCGAGGATGGCCGGCAATTCGAACTCGACGATTTCATGCCGCCTGATCTATCGGGGCGTCCGGTGGACCAGGGCGACCAGGACATGCGGGATTTCATCGACAGCCTGAACCGCGGCGAAACCATCGAGCAAAGCCCGGAGCAGATCAAACAATTCCGCAATATGTTCCAACAACACTATCTGGACGAAATTGAGGGCGCCGGCAAGACCACGCCGATCGGGCCCTCGGGGAAGCGCGAGCCGGTGAAAAGTGCTGGACATTAATGGCAAATCGCTCGAGGTAGGCGACTTTGGTCAGCTCCTGGTCCGCGTTGAGGAGATCTCGCCGGCCGGAATCAGAATTCGCATTGCAAATTCCACCGAGCAGCTGCTCGTGGGTTTCAAGCGCGACGAAGCCCTGGGCGGCGACGTCGCCGATTCAGAATTGATATTCCTCGGCCGCGGCGGCCACGCGGACGAGGCCGTTGCCTCCTAGCTAGTCATATACTCCGAACTCATATATTTCAAAATCGCATGGAAATCATCGCTGCATTTTCCGGCATCCCTGAGCTCGGCGCCCGCCTCGACAATATTGCCGGCCTGATCGCGGACCCGGTCGCAACCGAGGCCCTCGAGAAGGGCGGCGCCGTCATTCAGCAGCTCGCGGAAAACAATGTTCGGAAGCTCACTGGCGCGCTTTCTCGCGATATCGTCGTCGTCACCCGCGTACTTCATGGCGAGGCGGCCGGGCAGAAGTATGTGCTTATCGGGCCCGGGTGGGACGAAGAGAATTTCCGCCGCTCGGTCCAGCGCCGCGGAAAATATGCGAACGAGGCGCCGCGGCCCGATCAAACCACGAATCCCGGACTTTATGGCCTATTTCTCGAAGTAGGGCATCGCGCCCCGGAGCACGGCCTTTCGCGGGATCTGGAATACAAGCGGGCCTATGCCGCCGCGCGCAAGGATCACGAAAGAGTTATCAGCTCCGAATTCGGAACCCTAACGACACCGCCCTATCCCTGGCTGGCGCCGGCATTCGATACCGGGAAGGATGAAGCCCTCGAAACCATGGCCGCAACCATCCAGAGCCGGCTTGAAGGAATGCACCTCTAAAATCTCATGTCCACACTCAATGTAGGAGCCATGGCCGCGCGGCTGGGCCTCGATACCTCCGACTTCGTCGAAAAGATGAAAGGGGTCGAAGGCTTCAGCTCTGCATCTGGCCAGCGCATCGCCGCCGAAATGAAGCGCACGTCCCGCGAGGGCGCTGAATCCCTGCGCTTGTTCGATGAGGCGATCGGCGTCCATCTGTCGCGGCCGCTAACCAGGCTGATCACCGAGACCTTCCCAGGAGTCGCCGAA